GTCATAGACTTGACCGTTATAAATGCTTTCTTGTCTTCAGTACACAGACGTCCTGCGGGTACGCTACGCAATGGCATAGATGTATCTTCCTTGGTCGTGTTCGCTGAACCAAGGCGCTTGGTAACGATGAGTCGTCCATGCAGAGTAGCAATAAACGCGGCTAGATGCTCTTGAACGCTTGTGTTTACCTCACGTCTACTCTCACGCATCTTGATTACTTGTTCTGATGCCCACTTGCCCATTGCGTTTATATCAAACGATACAAGTCCTATCTTCTCTGCAATCTTGCCTGCAACTAGCGCAGTAACGATCGTGTCGCGGTAGAAACGTTCTTTGTTATCGTCGTCGCTTTTTGGGTTGAACTTGGTGCGCGCAGCTACCAGTTGTCGACGAACCCAATCACGGTGTTTGATCACGAACCTTATGTACGGAAGACATGCTTCCCCGTATACGTTGTCCATGTGGTTTTCTACAAACTCTTGGGTAATATCAGGGAACACAGATGTTCTGTAGTCTTGGGGCAGTGATACCTCAAAAAAGCGCAACTGAGTAGCTTCGACCTTATATCCCGCCGGAAGTTTGGCTATAGACTCCAAAATTGAGTCATTGGAGGTGATGAAAGAGTTTTTGAACCACTGACCACCCACTGTAGCGAACCGACCGCTAGAGGACAGTCTTTCCTTGTCTCGTCCGTTGGCGAGTGCATAGCCAGTACGTGTCAACTCTTCCGACGTTCTACCAGAAAACTCGTCAAGGAGAAGAGGAACAGACCCCATGATAGCAATACGTTTGATTACGGCGTTGAGTGTAGCACCTTGATCGCCAGTTTGCCTTTCCATATATTCGGGGTTTCCATAGAACCCACAAGCTATTTTTGCGGCTGTTGACTTACCAGTACCGCCATGTCCAGTAAATGCTAAAGGTAGCCCATGCCAGTTTGATGAACCCATCAACTCTACAAGAATACTTCCCATAGAATGACAAAGTGCAAATTGGAAGGGCTCAGCATCTTTTCTGTTGTATAAAGTATCAATATTTGAAACCCACTCTTCTAGTGTGCCTTTACGTCCAAAGTCTACTGCCACATCCGTAGGTACGTTGGGGTCACATAATACTTCTTGCGAACCTTTCTCTGTAATCATTTTAGTGCCAAGTACAAATCCCTTACGATCTTCTGTCCAACCAAACTGTCCATAGGTCTTTGTCTCAACGCGAAACCTTTGTAGTGTTTCGATTAATGTTTCAGCAAATTCTGCCATATCATTCCTCGCGTTTCTTGTTCTTGTTAAAAATACTTCGTGGCTTGAAAAAGTCTCAGACATCTGTGCAGGAATAGCTAACTCAGCCGTTGGCATAAAGAACTCTCTCCAACTACCGTTTTTCTCTTTAGCTCTCCAATGAATAACCCATGTGCCTTCGCTATCTTTAATACGATTGATTGGGTATACAAAGCTTTTGCAAAAAGGTTTCCAAGATACCACACCGTCGTCGTCAGTATAGGCCCGGGAAAGCGCGACGCCGTTCCACCGAAACATTTGGTTGTTCCAGTAAGGTATAGTTTGCCCTTCAATCACTGTCGCGTTACTAGTTTGTTTACCGTCATCGTCGTCGTCACCTGCTGCGGCCGCATTCTGCGCGACGGAAGGTTCGATCTCTGGTGGACAGAAGCCTTTGCTCCTTGCACCATCAATCATCTTCTGTACCTCAGCGCGTGTATCTTCTTCAGAGTACCCCTCAAGTATAAGGTCTTTTGCTAGTCCATGTATCTCTGCGTCTGTGTTACCTTTTGTAACCCATGAAGCTACTAGCTTTAGCATATTGTTGTGCCATTCTTCGCCGTTCATTACTGCTTCACGTGCTTGGTTGCGGTCTAACTTTTCTCCGTACTCAACAAAGTCTCCAAATCCGCCCTTTTTGACGGCTCGTTGTATATTGTTATCTTCTATAAACTTCAGCATAGTTGAACGTAAGTGTTCAACTGAATAACGTTTCCCCTGCTTGAGCATCTTTACGGGTATGGGCGTACCATACTTTTTATTATGTGTTCCAACGGGTCTTAATACACGCGCAGAGTCCAAATCTACAGCGCGATCTATTTTCATATTAAGAAATGTTGTTATATCTCGTTTAAGTGTTGCTAATTCTATCCATGTAGCTTTCTCTACTTCTTCATCTAAATGAAAGTATGTGTGGTATCCTCCACCACTATCTATAACTGAAGGCGTCAGTCGTAGGGCGCTGGCCAACTTTGCAACGTCGGCTATGGCTTCTTTCTTATCCTTGTATTTTTTCGGGTCATTAGCATCAACGTCGTAATCGTCATACAAGGACTTGCACCACGCAACGTTGTCTTGCGTACGTATTCTAAATCGGTCTTGTTTATCTTTGTACCAGTCTCCAAATGAGTTGATTGCGACGTAGACTTCACTGTTTGCATCCAGTTTAACAGCTTCAGAAGCCGCTTTTGCAATCGTCGTAAACTTTCTGTTCTTCCACCAAGCTCTGCCATGCTCATTTGTTTCTGGAACACCGAGCACAATGTGCCCTTTCGAGGGCAGTAGCCACTCGAAAAATTCTAAGGTGTCCATCATTACCTCCATAATGTGTTAAAGTATTAATGGTAGCCGAAAAAGCTCCGGCTACCTAGAAATTTTAAAGTTTAATTACTCGTCGAAATCAAGGTTTTCAAGAGCCTCAGTGACTTCGTCATAGTCCTCAACGTTTTTAGTTTCAGCCTGCGGTTTTGCCTTTACCGCAGTCTTAGCCTTTTTTGGCTTAGGCGCTTCATCAAACTCCTCTGCTTCAGCAGCTTTATCCGCAGGAGTTTCAATATCAGTTGCAAAACCCTCCGCTGTAGAGTTGAAACCTCCCTCAATGGTATCGAAAGCAGATTTTACTTTCAGTGGTGCGTAGTCAATAACCTGTACCTGACGCAATCGTAAAGATATACCAGAACCACTTTTTGGATCATAAACAACAAGTGATACAAGCACGTTGATTTTAGACCCTCCTGTTAACAAGAAGTCACTCGGTAGTTTGTTGTTGCCTGAATCAAACTGAAGAATAGATGTAGGTTCACCGTTGAACGCACATTTAAGTTTAGTTTTAGCAATATATTCCCCGTTGTCGTTGATGCCAAAAACCTCGTCACTGGGAGGAAAATCCTTCCATTTAGGGTCTTTGCCCTCGTCGTATGCTTTTTTCATAGCGTTATACAAAGGAACAGCCTGCTCTCTTGTCAGAACAAGGCTCATGGTGTATTCAGCACCGTCGTCAGTTGCGGCACAAGGAATACGTCCGTTATTCTCAAATTTGTAAGGTTTATCAATTCGAGGATATAGAGCGGTGGCTCCAGTTACAATATAAGACGCATATTTTGGTTTTTTATCAGTCATGATAGTCTCCATTTTAGTGATTAATAAATATATCCGCTTGTCTTTTCAAACTGCGGTCGAACAGTTTTAGACATACGAATGATTGAATTAAGTTCGATCTCTTTTAGAAAGCGACCGACCTTGAAAGTTAGTAGATCATAGTTCTCAAGTGGGCGTACATTTATATGTGTCACGACGTTCTTAAGACCATACCCTCTACTAGAAAGTGACTTCTTATATTCTCTAAAAGATCGTAAAGAAGTCGATGGTACACGTAACAAAGCGCGGTTAGACTCTTCTAAAGTAATAAGTTTCAAGGTCGCATACTCAGTACAAGCCTTAGCACGTTTTCCGTTAGGTGTAATTCGTGAACCCCAAATTGATTGGGGGCATACAGCACATTGTTTTGCTTGTGGTGCAGAACTGTTTTTTATTGGTGTAATACCATCGCCAGATGTACAAATAACTGTTTCATCATCTGCATAATACGCTCGCATTTTGTCAAAATTTTCGACAATAACGGCGTCTATGGGTGGTTCTGCAAACTCAATCATTACTTACGCCGAAAGTTTACAACTTGCGTCGCGCTGTATTTTGTGCCGGGAACAAGTGTGCCGTGTACGTCTTTGTACTCTTCACAATTTTTCTTCTTAGCACGTATGTCTAAGAGTTCCCATGCTTCGTTAGAAGTTACATAGTTCATAAATGTATCGGGGTCTTCGACGGTAACAGATGATCGCGTTGAACGATACGCAGTACCATACTCACGTGAGGACACGTTATCAATGCCACGTTCGTCAAACCTACGCAAGAACTCTACCTCAATTGCGTATTGTTTTTCCTTGTCATCTGCATCATCAGCTTCAAAAGCAGCTTTACGCTTTGCTCGTCGGTCACGTAAACCAATAAATAATTTTAGAAGTGATGCGTCATCAACATCCGATACTTTCATTTTCGCCTGCATATTCAATTTTACTCTCCTTCTTTTTTGTTGATAGCCATTTTTCAATGTCTGTTTCGTCCCATCTTAGAATCTTTTGAGAAACTTTGATAGGCGCGGGGAAACTAGCCTCTCGTCGACGCAATTGGTGTAACGCGCCTTTAGAAAGACCAAGTTTTTCAGATAGTTGTGTTGTATTAAGAAGAACCATAATTCACCTATTTTAAATTATATGTATTAACATGTAAACACATAAACACTTTTTTGTAAAAATCAAGCTATAAGTTTCTCTCGATGCGCTTTTACTTCATCAAGTAACGCGCCTTGTAGTCGTTGTTTCTTCTGCAGCCTACCGTAGACGCGGTGCTCAACTGGTGAACCTTCTAGCATTATAATAAAATTATTCATCTTTTGGCCGGGACGATTGATTCGTCCGTTGGCTTGTTCAAATATTTCGTTACTTGTTACACAACTATACCAAATGATTGTACTCGCGGCTGTTAGAGTTAAACCGTGAGACATAGCCGCAGGCTGTGCGACTAATACTTTTGGGTCTTTTGCTGATTGAAACGCTCTAAATATTCTATCGCGTTCAGCTTTCTTTACGCTACCATGTATAACTTCTACACTAAAGTCAGCGCTAAGTTCTTTTGCAACCATATTCACAGACGATACGTAAGGTACAAATACAATGACCTTGCCCTCTGCGGATTCAATGATTGAACGTGTTTCGTCGATACGTGGCGATGAAGGTATAGATACTTCTGTACCATCGTTAGCATACACTACACCACAAGCTATCTGTATCAACTTACCCATCTTTACTGCTTCGTTAACTGCTGTAATCTCTCCTTCTTCTGCTTCTGTACGTAGTTTTACTACCATATCTTTATATGCTTTGTTTTGTTCGGTTGTTAATTGCACAGACCGTGTTTCAAACATAACTGGTGGTAAGTCCAAACATTCATCACGTGTAAACCGCACTGATGGTTGCATAACTCTACGAACAATATCTGTTGCTTCTGGTCTAGGTATCCATTGAAATTGTGTTATCTGTTTCATTACTTGGTTCTTAAACCTACCAAAGTACGGTGGCACGTTGTCAGGTGCTACTAGTCTACACTGCGCCCAAGCATCTGTAGGGTTATTAGGTGTAGGCGTTCCCGTCATAGCCCAACATGCTCGTGGTTCTGCATGACGGTTAACTACCATGTTGATAGCTTTCCACTTCGTCGTTCCTGCGTTGCGGGCACATTGAGCGACTTCGTCAACAATTACTAAATCAATATCGCGTCTGTGTCTTATGTGAGGTTCAATGATGTTTACCCCATCATGGTTAATTATATATACGTCATAGTCATGTTCTAGTAACTGCAATCTTTTCTTACGAGTTCCATGCAATACACCAAAGGTTAGGTGTGGGAAGTGGTTAAAGAGTTCGTCGGCCCACGTGCGTTCCAGCGTAGACAACGGAGAAACTACTAACGCCTTATTCAGTTGACCGACGCTCTTTAGATAGTCGTACGCCCAGAGAGAAGCTAACGACTTACCCGTTCCTAGTTCACTTAAATTGAATGCTCGTTTGTGTGTTGACAAAAATGCCGCCGCTTCCATCTGCGCTTTGAATGGCTTGTACTGCCCCGACCATTCGTAGTAAGTACGTATGGGGGCAGGCGCATTGAACCCTAAATGCCGTAATGCAACGGTTTCACGCGTTCTATGCGGAACGGCTACAAACGGATCGCCTTTTACCTTAAACTGTTTTGCAGATGGTAATACATTGAGAATACGATCTGGATTTCTAGTTTTCAGTATCAACGCTTGTTTGTCTTGCCACACTAACATTTTTATCCTTTCTTTGTATACATAGAGGGTCGTGTCTTACGCCAACCTTTGTTGACTTTAGCACTTACCACTCTGGTGTTTGATTTAGCTGTGCTACCTCCCGCGTCGAGAGGTACTTTATGATCTATGTGTTTACCGTCGCCTTTCTTTACACGTCCGTCGCGCATGGCTTCTCGCCGCGCTTTGTTGTTGGCGACGCGTTTCTTTTGAACACTAGGTCTTTTATTGTATTTAGCTTTAGTCGCTAATGCTTTTTTAGATGTCTTAGTCATTTAGCTCTCCATTATCACTTTAACTTGATCAACCGAGTCTACCACATGAGCAGATCCATTAGCACGTATTATCTCCTCAATTTCACGTTGCTGATTTGGTGTGACGTTGTTGATCTTTCCGGGCGCCTTCGTCTCGAACGCGAAAAACTTACCATCAAAACACACAAGTATGTCAGGACAACCAGACCTACCCATGCCATTAGATACTGGCATATAATACCAAGCGCCAATAGATTTAAGATATTCTTTTACCTTTCGTTTTACTTTTCCTTCAGGCGTTGTCGCCATGTCTATACTCCACAGAACTCACACAATGAACGCCCTACTGGACACCAATTTTTACAAAGTCCTGATGGTTTAGGTAGCCACTTGTCGTCGTTGTAGGAATGCGCAAGCCTTGACAGACGCGGTAGAAACTCATTCCATATGTCTGTTGCCTGTTCGCGTGTAAATTTTTCTTTGTCAAATTTTCTATCTTTTAGCCAGATAAAACCAGTTACCACGTTAGATATCCAAGGGTATATAGCAAACGCCAAAGCCGCAAATAACTTCAATTGATCGCTGTCAGGTCGATGCTTACCAGTCTTCCAGTCAAGCAGATACGCGGTGTCTGAACCAATAACACCTATGTCTATAACTCCTCGTACCCATACATCTTTCGCCATCCACGTCGTTTTGTGGAAGTTCTTCGTAAGCGCAACGCGTTCTTCAACAACACGTTTTCCCTCTATGTTCTGTATCTTACGAACATACTTGCCGTAATCTTCTAAAGATTTAGGTAAAGGTTTCTGCCCTTTAGCAAACAGTTCCAAGGCTTTGTGTACTTCGTTACCCCACTTAGTAGCTTCATTCTGTGGTTCAACAACTTGTTTGGTAACTCTGGTAAGCTGATAACGCTTTGGGCATGTTTCGTATGCGGTTAACGCTGAATAGCTCCAAGGGTGTTTTAGTTCCAAGACTATCTCCTTTATTTACTCGTCTGATCGCCACATCAGATAAACCCTAAAGTGTCTTACCACTTGTGTCACACATTCATTCTGGGTACTGAATATTTGTGTGCTACAAAGGCGTAGTACTGGGCGAGTATTCCTATATATAAACACATATATACACATTGCAAGTATTTTATTTAGCTTCGCCGTAATTATTTCCGATGCTACCCTCACTCCACGTAACCAACTCTGGCCACCACTCTGGTGGGGTTCGCATTATTGACTGCACGTCGTTGAGTATTCCAGGGGCCGCATCTTCGTCGACGACGTATACGAGCTCATCATGCACCATCAATGCCGGATTCAAACCAAGTTCGCGTTGTACAGTTAATGCGTTGTCAGCGATTACGCAGCGCGCGAGATGCTGAACGATGTTCTCGTCGATCTTCCCTGCATATATACGAGCGCAGTTACGACCACTACCATACCAAAACTCTTGTTGGTTTCTTTCATCGTCGTATTGTATACGCAAGTCTGGATATCGTATCATACCCTTGGGCGTACGCAGACCCCCCTCTACTGGAGTAACAAATCCCCAAGGATCAACTGATGCTCCTTCTGCGCCACGCAGTATAGTAGGTAGTGCTTTATGGCAAGTTTTCCAACCCATACATATTTCGTTGTACTCATACCTCCACCTATCAACTATATCTCTACTTTCATCTTCTGTAATATCTACACCCCCCATTAGTTTTGCAACTTTCTGAAAGGTAACGTGACCCGCTCCGAAACCTAGTCCTAGATGCGCTACCTTACCAACTTGTCGTTGTTGCTTAGACACCTGATCAGGTGGTATGTCGTACAGTTTACTTGCAAAGTCTCTATACAAGTCAGCCTTTTCGGGGTCAGCTTGGTACATCTTCATACTAGATGGTACTTGCCACAAGAAATGATTGACGCGTAGTTCTATGCCGCTCAGGTCAGCGACGACGATCTTCTTCCCAGCTGGAGCAACCAACGACGACCTCAGAGCATCAGATGGTTTTGGGTCATACGGATTTACACGTGGCAAGTTCTGTGGGTTATACCCCCAACCTGACCACCTACCAGTAGTATCAGCACCATAGTACTTCAATGGTATTGGCACTTTCTTACAAGGGTGTGCATTTGCCGCGTCCATGAACGCTTGAATACGTGTTTGTAGAATAGTAGACTTCGCGTCGAGACGTGCCGCAGCCGCTGTGGCGACGAGTGCGTTCTGGTGTCCTTGGAGGGAAAGGAACTCTTCGTCCGTCTTCGCTAACGCGGGAATTTCCTTACCAGTTGTGGGGGAAATCTTAGTCGGAACATCAACCCTTAAAGCCTCCAAGAACATCGCAAATTTATTAGCTGAAGATAATACTGTCAAGCACTCTTGAGCCGCGTCTTCGTCGGACATATCTGTCAGTCTTATACCCATGACGTCGGCACACTCTATGAGCATTGCCTGCTTACGAGCACTTTCATCTGCTAACGTGGTTGTCAGTAAATCCATATCTACGTCAAATTGTGGTTCGACAAGCATACGAATTGTCATGTCGATAAGCCTGACTTCATCTTTGCGTGTGCGTTTGATGAGTCGTAACAGCAAGGCGTAGCACTGGTCAACGTCGTCGGCGTTGTATTTCTGCATCTCAGCAACCTCTTGCTCAGTAAAATCAGCAAGACGCTTACCCTTAGTTGCAACCAACGCCGATTGATCTTTGACACCTATATTGTAATGCTCGACAAGTTTTGCCAATGACAACCCCACGTCTTTTGCGTGGATAGGTCTAGCCATAGCAAGTGTACAACCCCAAAGTTTAGGTTTGATACCAAGTCGCCACGATAATATCATAGCATCAAAGCCTGACATATTGTGTCCAACTAACCAATACTCTGACCAATCGACGCTGTCGCAGACGTCACGCACCTGCTGCTCCCCGAACGCGACGACAGTTGGCTCATCACCAAACTTAAAAGCGCAAGAGATTATCTCTGTGTCGGGGTGCATACAGTATGCAATAGGCGACATCTTAGTAAGCGAATGACCAACTGCCCAATAGGTTTCTAGGTCAACTATCGCTATCTTCATTTTTTATTTTCCTCCTAGCGTTTGCACCAAATCTCAACATTCGTTCTTTTTGAGATGGTTCTACTTCTTGTAACTCACACTCGTAAGCGATACCCATATACGCCATAGTATCGACGTAGTGATCTTTCTTGAGTGGGCTTGTACGCTTACGAGCAAGTTTAGTTGCAATGTGAAGTATGGCGACATCCGATGGTTTAATCTGATGACCAGTTATAGCGTTGAATATATCTGCTATGTGGGTCATGTTATCCACAGGGTCGCCATAGTCCTTATTACGTTCTTGTGATGTTAAAGCTGACGCTTCAGATAATAAGTCACAACGGTTAGGTTTTTTCATGATGCCCACCACATCATCTGAAGCCAAGCACCAATCACAACCACGATGGCGATAGCTATTCCTATGTGCATAGCTCTATCTTTCCACACGTTGTAGTTATCACGAATTGGTGCGCGTAATATGGCTTCATCAAACGTAGGTAAATGAACTACCTCTTTTTCAAATACCTCTCTCGGTGTACCAATACGCTTCATCAACTGATTAGCGTAGCCGTATGACACACCTGTAGCCTTCGCCACCTCCTTAGGTGTGGCTAACTTGTTCTTCAGTAAGTATTTCCACACCTTCTGCTCTTTCTTGCCCATGTTAGTCTCCTTTTAACAAGTGTTTTAATTTTTGCATTTCAGGGTTTCTACGCAACTTGCGCAAAGCTCTTGCTTCCAACTGACGTACGCGTTCTCTACTTACGTTCCAGAGTTCTCCAATCTGGTGTAAAGTCCAACCTTGTCCGTCAGGCATATTAACACCAAAACGCATCTTCATCATAATAATCTCACGCTCCGTAAGATTAGCTGATGGGTCACGATCAGTGAGTCTGCCCTTCTGAATTTCCGTTTCTGTTTCGTCTGGAAGAAGTTCAAACTCATACTGATCAGGTTTTACAAAATTGTTAGTCATCGCCATCTCTAGTAAGTTGATGTGCAACTGCCGCGCTAGTCAGCGCATCACGATCAATACCCAACTCCTCGACCGTAGTTTTTTCTGGTCGTGGCGCAGTCTTGCCCCGTGGTGCAGATGGAGCATGTAACTTTTCTATATAATGATCAGGTACATACTGCTCAAGTTCTGGTAGTTCTTTGATAGCCGTATTCAAAGACGCGTGTTGCTCCATAAAAGACTTGAGTTGCTCCTCGACTTTGTTGAACTTGTCTCGGGTAGCTTTTCTAAGAGACTCGTTAGACTTGCCACTCTTGAACCAAGCCATCAGCACTGGAGGAAAGTCAGCTTCGTGCAATTCCATCTTACCTCTGTTACCGCTGTAGGAATGCCCCGCAGAAGCGTGAGCGGGTGACAATATGAAGTCGCCTTCAAAGTAAAGATTTACATCCCCACTATCAGGACAACTCTCTGGTGCAACAATCCTCACGTCAACATTTCTAGCTTTCAAGCCATCAAGCCATTCGCTAGGCATTTGCTTTTGAAGTTGTGGCGCACCTTTCCAAGATACAGACTCGATACAATTACGTATTGCGTCGTACTCTGCACTGTCTTTAGTCAAAGTGTCTGCCGAATACGGTTTTTGTGCCGTTTGCGACATTGTTCTTACCTTGTGTAGTATGTCACTCACAAGGGTTTCAGTTTTTCTTACATAAGCCATGTGTTTCTCCTTTGTTGGCTAGGGTTACGCATCAACATCAAATTCGACGACAGTACCCCAATCGAACTCGGTACTCTCAGTTGTCAGCCAAATTGTGTCGTGCTTTGAAGTGAAGTTGTTCTGATCGCCGTAGCCATCAGTAAGATAGACAACAACTTCGGGGTCAAGATTGTGTTTGTCAATGTAGTCAAACACGGGTTCAAACGCTGTACCACCACCGCCGTGTGGTGTCAGCTTGATCGGAAGATCCTCTGGTTCGTATGTGTCGACATGATTGACTTCCGCATCACAGTAGACGATGGTCACAGACTCAGGATTACACTGTTCGATTATCCTGTTAACGTGTCCACCAAATACATTCAGTTCGTTTTGTCCGATAGAGCCTGACGTATCGACGCCGATAACTACTGGGCCCATACGAGGGGCGTAGTCGACGCCCGGCAAGTAGATGCCACGACCGATGAACCTACGATTGGGTCGTTTCCAAGACCAACCGTCTTTGATCTTCCCAGTCATAAATCGCTCAAGTATATCGTACCAAGGCGTTTTTACGTTGACCAACTCGTCGATCATTCGCTCGAGAGAAGCGGGCAACTTACCTTTTTGCTTGGCAATCTTAGACGCTTGTATAGTTTCGATCTTGGCTTGAGCTTCAAGCTCTTTGATCTTGCTCTCGTCAAGTGGGTTGCCGTTGCCGTCTACAGGGTCGCCGACGTCAGGACCGATGCCACCTTCACCACCACCGCCGTCGTTGCCTTCAGGCGGAGGATCTGCATACAACTCTTCGGTCGCATGATCTCTAGCGCCGTCAAAGTGACAGCCACCTTCGATGAAGTCGCCGACTTTTGCTTCGATGAGCGTGTCGTTGATGACCCAGTCCGCGGCAATGTTCCACTGCCTCGGGTCACGTGCGCCACGTCTTGTTGAGTGACACAACATATAGTGCATGGCTTCGTGAGCCAATAGAAAGATGGTATTCTTGACCGTGAGTGGTGCAAGAAAGTGTGGGTTCAAACGCATCTGACCGATAGCGTCCATAGATGCCGTCGGTGTATTGTAGTCGTATATCAGATCGCGTTTGCTCACAGCCATACCAAAGAATGGGTGGTCAAGTACAAGTCGTGCTTTAGCTTTGACAACTTTGTCTTTGACCGCACTCAACGCGTGAGCGTCAAGTGG